GGGCAAATGCTGGATGCGCTCAAAAGTTTTCTGGAAAACGTGACCGACGCCACTTGGTACGAATGGCTCAAGGAACTGGCCCCGGAGTACCTGAAAGACGAAGAGTGAGGCATAACCACCCGATGATCAGCGCAGGCCTGTTCGTGCTGTGGGTGGCCGTGCTGATGCTTTCTGGCGTGTTCAAGTCGTTGGCCGGCGCCGCCGAAGCCGTCGTCGCCCGGCTCGAAGTGTCACGCCGCAGCATTGACGGATAAGCCACGCAGGCGTAGTGACCACTCACTTTCACCAGAAGCCCCGTGTTTCCTTGTCAATAGGCCACGGGGCTTTTCTTCGAATGCAAGAATGGCTCAACCATGCGGGATTGCAGGTTAGTAAGCACTCACTTACAGAAAAAAGTCAGGAAATCGGGTGTAGTCTCGCAGTTGGGGCTTTTCCTCTGCTTCGCGACGGAACGCCCCGCACTCAGGTGTCCCATCGGCTTCGCCCCTCCCGGCCCTGTTGCTGACAACCCCTTGCATAGTGACTCGGCGCTGCCTAAAATTCAGGCACCATCCACAGGAAAATCAGGGACGTAGGAAGAAAACTACATGGAACCCGAGAAGAGACAATCCAGAAACCCCAACGGCCGCCCCAAAGGCGTGCCGAACAAGGTGTCCGGCAACGCCAAGGAGAACATCCAAGCCGTCTTCCTGCGGCTCGGCGGAACGTCCCGCATGGCTGAGTGGGCCGAAGAGAACCCGACCGACTTCTACAAGATCTATTCCCGGCTGATCCCCACCGACGTCAAGCTGTCAGGCGACGCCGAGAACCCGATCACCGTGATTCAACGCACGATCGTCCGGGCTGATGCCAAGAAGCCTTGAGTTCCTGACGCCGGCCGTGTTCGAGCCGTTTCTGGAACCCTGTCGCTACAAGGGCGCATACGGCGGCCGCGGGTCCGGCAAGTCCCATCATTTCGCCGAGGCCATCATCGAGGGCGCCATGATGTACCGCGGCTCCCGCTCAGTCTGCATACGGGAGGTGCAGAGGTCACTGAAGGAATCCAGCAAGCGCCTTATCGAGGACAAACTGATCGCCCATGGCATCGGGCAGGTCGATGGCTTCAAGGTCTTCAACGAAGTCATTCAGACCCCGGGCGACGGCATCATCACCTTCCAAGGAATGCAAGATCACTCGGCGGAAACGATCAAGTCCCTTGAGGGCTACCGCGTCGCATGGGTAGAAGAGGCCCAGACCCTGTCGCACCGCTCCCTTGCACTGCTGCGCCCCACCATCCGCTCTGACGGGTCTGAACTCTGGTTTAGCTGGAACCCGCGGCGCAAGACCGACGCCGTCGACGCCATGTTCATGGGCGAGGGCCGGCCGGACGAATCGGTACTGGTCGAGGCCAACTGGTCTGACAACCCATGGTTCCCCAAGGTGCTTGAGCAAGAGCGCCTCGAATGCCTGCACAAGAACCCCGAGCAGTACCCGCACATCTGGGAAGGAAAATACGCCACGGTGCTTGAGGGAGCCTACTACGCCCGGTATCTGGCCATGGCCGAACAGGACGGAAGGATCAGCAACGTCGGAGAAGATCCGCTGATGACCGTCCGGCTTTTCTGCGACATCGGCGGTACCGGGGCCACTGCCGACGCCTTTACGATGTGGGCCGGCCAGTTTATCGGCAAGGAAATCAGGGCGCTGAAGTATTACGAGGCCGTCGGCCAGCCGCTCGGTCATCACCTTGACTGGCTCAGGACGAACAAATACACGCCCGAGCGCGCCCAGATCTGGCTGCCGCATGATGGAGACTCGAATGACTCGGTCTATGACGTCAGCTACAAGTCCGCTTTCGAGAAGGCAGGCTACACCGTGACGGTCATCCCCAACCAAGGCCGTGGCGCGGCCAAGGCTCGTATCGAGTGCGGCAGGCGACTCTTCCCAAGGGTATGGTTCGACAAGGCCGGTACAGAGGCCGGAAGGGCCGCTCTGGGCTGGTATCACGAGAAGAAGGACGAAGTGCGGAACATCGGTCTTGGCCCAAGCCACGATTGGGCGTCTCATGGCGCCGACTCGTTCGGCCTGATGTGCGTCGTGGCCGAGTCATTCTCTGGCCATGGTTCTGCATGGTACGATCAGTGGGACAACCCGGTTAATTTGAGGCAGGCAGAATCCTATGGCAATGGTTACAGAAGAAGGGCTTGACCCGGCAATCCTCCCCCAGTACATCGACCTTGGGGACGGTTCTGAAGTCGAGGAGGGCGACGAGGGCGAGGACGACGCCAAGATGTCAGATGATGACATCCTGAAGATCATCAAGTCAGAGGTCGAGGCGGCTTCCGAACTGCAGGCCGAGCGTCAGGACAATCAAGCCGAGGCCACCGACTACTTCTACGGCCGCTTGCCGGGAATGACGCAGGAAGAGACTGATGCCGACATGGCTGGCATCGTCAGTACCGATGTCGGGGACGCCGTTGAGGCCGTGCTGGCTGAGATTGTCCCGGCTTTCTCTGGTCAATCCCCAGTCGAGTTCGTTCCCCTGAGCGCCGAGGACGAAGACCAAGCCGATCTGGAAACCCGAGCGGTCAATCACGTCGCGAATGCCGCGGGCGCCTTCATGGCGCTGAACATGGCCGGCAAGGACGCCCTGCTGCGTCGGGCTGGCGTGGTCAAGGTCTATTGGGAAGAACGCGTCAAGGTCGAGTATCAAGCCCTGAATCACAGTATCGACCAGATGCCTGCACAGCTTCAGGAAGGCGAGGGCGAGAAGGTCGAGATTGCCTCTGCCGACATGGACGAGAATGGGCAGGTAACTGGCTACCTGAGGCGCTACAAGAAGACCGGAAAGCCCCGGATTGTGGCGGTACCGCGTGACGAGTTCCTGATTTCCTCTGACGCCATGAACCCGAACGCCGATGAGGCCCGGTTCAAGGCCCACCAGTGCGTGAAGACGCGGTCGGAACTGATCGAACTAGGCTTTGACGCCGAACTGGTCGAGCATCTGGAACCCTTCGAACAAACGACCAACCCGGCGCGGGCGGCACGGATCCGCGACGAGAGCGAAGGCTTCATGGAGTCGCCCGACAAGGCGACCGAACTGATCATGGTGGTCGAGGCCTATACCAACATCGACATCGACCGCGACGGCATTGCAGAGCTTCGCCGGATCTGGACGGCCGGCGGGTCTGAGGGTACCGATGAGCTTCTGTCTGAGGAGCCGTGGGTTGAACAGCCCTTCTGCATCGGGGTTCCCTATCTGGGCATCTACTCGTGGGACGGGGTGAGCCTGTTCGACAAGCTGAAGATGGTGCAGGACACGAAAACGTGGCTGCTGCGCGACCTGCTGAATGCCTCCCGGCGGAATGTGCGTCAGAGGGTCGGCGCGGTCGAGCGCGAGGTCAATATCGATGACCTGCAAACTTCGGTCATGGGCGGGGTGGTGCGGTGCAAAACGCCCAATTCGGTATTCCCGCTGCCGAACGTGGAAGTCCCGCCTCAACTCTTCAATGTGCTTGGCTACATGGACGAGGTCCGTAGGGACAAGGGAGGCGGGGCGATCGACACCGCGGCGCAGGCGAATGCCTTGGCAGGTGACACTGCCCATGGGCTTGAGCGGATGATGTCGGCCGCCGAGCAGGTCAATGCCATGGTGGCAAAGAACCTCGCCGAGACTCTGGTCAAGCCGATGTATCTGAAGCTGCATTTCCTGATGCGGAGCTACCAGCAGAACCCGGTCGTCGTGGCCGGCTCGGTCGGCTGGCAGGAGGCCAATCCCTCGACATGGACGCCTCGTGACTCCATGGTCGTGGCTCTGGGGATGTCCGTGGGCGAGAGGACGCGGCGTTCAGCGGCCCTTGGCGGCATTCTTCAGGCCCAGATGACGGCGATGCAGTCCGGGCAGGATGGAACGCTGGTAACGCAGCAGAACATCTACCAGACCGTCATTGACGCCGCGAGGATGGCTGGACTTCCATCGCCAGAGCAATACTGGACCAACCCAGCCAGCCCCGAGGCGCAGCAGGCAGCGCAGCAGAAGCAGCAGGCGGCACAGGCGCAGGCGCAGCAGCAGCAGGCCGTGACGCAGGCGCAATTGCAGGTTCCAATTTCCATGGAACAAGTCAAGGCGCAGTCGGCAGTGCAGGTGGCAACCATACGTGCCGAGTCTGATCAGCAGATACAGGCGATGAAAGCGCAGATGGATGCCATGCAGCAGACTGTCGAAAACGCTATGGCGATGCTGGACAAGAAGCTGAAGCTGATCGACATGAATGCGAAGTACGATGCCGACCCGGTACCGGACACCATGGCCGAAGCGAAGGACGACAACCGCGGGGCGCCGCAATGAAGAAGGTCACGGCCCCGAAACTTCCCCCGATCCGCTGCAAGACCGAGGAGGAGTGCAAGAAGATCGGCGAGACTCTTCGCGATGCTTACCAGAAGGGGCGCCGTTTCAGGAAGGTGGGATTC